CGCCGCGATCGTTCCTCAGATGAACGTCATCGATGTACACGCTCTGCCAAACGACGGTGACGAGGCGTACCCGTCGTCAGAGGTGTGCCCGAAGTGTAACGGTCTCGGTGTCACTGTCGACGACAACCAGTCGTGTTCTTACTGTGGTGGATCGGGCAAGTTTCCCGCCGAGGGTGAAGCCCACACCGATGCCGACATGCCCTACACGCGCACTCGGATCGGTGACAAGGCCATCACCTCAGACCTGCTCAAGACGATCTCGGGTGACCTCACCAAGATGGCTCACGACCCAGCAGACCTCAACGCCGTACGTCAGTCACTGATCAACTTGATCAAGCAGGAACTCGACGAGATGGCAACGGGCAACGAGAACGAGACCGACGACGTGGCCGAGTTGTTGTCGGCACTGTGTACGTTCTTGTGCTGGTGGAACGACGAGGCCAACGAGTCGACCAACGAGACCACACCACCCTTCGCAAACAGCGTTGACAACTTAGGAGACGACACCATGAGTTACATCGGACTCGGCGTATCTGCCGACCTGATCAAGAGCGCATCAGCACCCGACGCGACCGACGAGGTCAAGGGTGAGTTGCGTACAGAGATCGTCAAGGCTCTCGGCCTTGAAGAAGTCATCACCACAAAGGCAGAGTTGAGCAAGGCAACAGAGGAGATCGCTCTCCTAAAGGCCGCACTCAACGAAGTGAGGGAGATGGCAACGCCCGGAGGCCCCGCCCTTCGAGCAACCAACGGTCAGGCGAACAAAGCCGCCGACGCCGAACGTTTACAGTCAGAGGCAGGTCGGTTCCGCCGACTCGCAGAGTCTGTGTACGACCCCACCATGAAGTCTGGTTACTTGGACAAGGCTCTCGCTCTCGAGGCCGACGCCAAAGCCATACTCCGTAACTAACAAACCAACCCTCACAGAAAGATAACAACATGGCTCTCACAGCCCCCGCCATTGACGAACTGTTTGGTGGTCTGCCCGCCGAACAGCGTCTCGACCGTTTCGAGGCGTACAAGTCAGCACTCAGCCTTTGCCACAAGCGCACCCAGTCCGGTGGTGTGATCTGGAACGGCAGTCAGGTAGTCAAGAACACGACCGTTGCCGACCGCATCGGTGAAGTCAAGGATCTGGTCACTAAGGGCATGAGCCCTGAGCAGGTTGCCGACATCGCCACTGCCCTCGACCGCGTACAGGACATCAGCAAGGCTGGTTCTGAGTGGACGTTGACTAATCCGTTGAACAACAGTTCTTCCGGTGTCACTGGTCTCGTTCCCTACGACCTCGAACCCGCACTCGCGATGCTCGTACCTCGCTCGTTCATCTTGCGCAACTCAACGTCGCGTATCGGTGGCATTGGTCAGGCATACGAGTTCCGTCGGATCCTCGGTGTGACCAACTCCAACACTGGTGGCGTTGCCAACATGTCGACCTTCTTTAGCGGTACGTCGGTACAGGACACCTTTGGTGCCGTTACCCTCAACCGCCCAAAGAAGATCTCGTACGCCGCAGACAAGATCGTGTTGAGCCACGTGAATCAGGGTGTGTCCGACCAAGTCGACCTGACCGCCCAGTTCGCGGGCCAAGGGTACACGGACCTGCGCCAACTTTCACACACTGCTTTGATCTGGGCTCACATGCTGGGCGAAGAGCGCAACATGCTCAACGGCTCGGCATCGGTCTTGCCCATCACGGGTCTGTCGGCCAGTGCCGCCGCCGCCTCGATCACTGGATCGGGTCTGCCAGCAGGTGCTACGTCGGGCATCATCGTGACCTTCTCGTCACCTGCCGGTGAGTCTCAGGGCATCTCGGTGTCCTCGACCCCGACGTTGACTGCTGGTCAGGGTCTGACCTTGACGATCACGGGTACGGTTCCAACTCGCGCCATCGCCACCAACGTGTACGTCGTCTCGGGCGGTGCCTACTACAAGGGCACGACCGTTCGTGTCGACGGTACGTCACCCACGACCTTCACCTCGATCACGTCAGCCGTTTACAACGCTGTGTCAACCAGTGCCGACAACGGCTCGGGTAACTCACAGGGTTACGACGGTTTCGTCTCGACCTTCACTGGTGCCAACTCGGGTTACACCAAGTCGCTCAACGGTTCGTTGTCGACCTCGATCCCGGGTGACGAGTTCCAGAGCCTGTTCTACAGTCTCTACACCTCAGTCATCGCAGACCCTGACTACATCTTGACCACCGCGTCGATCCGTAAGTCACTGGCCGCCGCGATCCAGCAACAGCAGTCAGGTGCCAACACTGGTTACCGTCTCAACTACCAGACTGGTGCCGATGGCATCACGATCGGTTCCGTTGTCACGGCGATCCAGAACGAGTCGACCGGCAAGATGGTCGACGTTGTCCCTCACCCTTACATGCCAGCAGGTGTGGCTCTCGTCCACTCAAAGACGTTGCCCTTCCCTGACTCGGGTGTGTCTGAGACCGTTCAGGCCGTCAACGTACAGGACCTCACGATCCTCGAGTGGCCACAGGTTCAGTTGAGTTGGGACTCAAGCACCTTCCAGTACGGCACCCTCGCGTTCCGTGCGCCAGCATGGTCAGGTGCCATCACCAACATCGTCTCGTAATAAGACGACACCAGTCGCTACTATGTAGCGAGGCATGGGTGGTCTCACGGTTTCTCCCCCTGACCGTGAGACCACCCTTTGTCATTACATGAAAGGGTGAACACATGCGACTCGTCGGATCAGACCGAGGTCTCAAACAACTCGAGGTCGGTGATCGGATCATCAACCGATCCAAAGATGGCACGTTCCACGTCGATGGTCCCGGTGCCAAGCAACTCGTCAAGACTGGTGACTTCGCCGTTGCCGGTACCAACTTTCGTAGTGCCCGAGGGTACCGATGTGAGTGCGGCTTCGTGGCACTGATCAAAGATCGTTGTGGTCGATGTGGTGCCACCGACCTCACACCCGAGTACGACTGATGAAGTACCTACTGACCAACGGCAACCGTGAGTTAGCCAAAGACGGGATCTTTACGTGGTCACTACCCGCTCTCAACGCTCGGGTCGACGGTCACAACGTCGTCGTGTGTCCTAACGCTGGTGTGTGTGCCAACCTGTGTTACGCCCGATCTGGCACGTACAACTTCTCAAACGTCAAGGCCGCCCACGTACGCAACCTCAAGATGACCCTCGACGATCTGCTCGCTTGGGAGTCGACGATGACCACCGAACTCACAGCACGTCGATACCGAGGTGGCAAGTACGTGAGGATCCACGACTCGGGTGACTTCTACTCAGAGGCCTACTACCTCGCATGGGTACGCATCGCAACGTCGACACCCGACGTGACGTTCTACGCCTACACCAAAGAGGTCGAGATGGTGAAGCGTCATCACCGACCCGACAACTTCGTGATCATTTTTTCTATGGGTGGCAAACAGGATCATCTCATCGACCGTGATCGTGATCGTCACGCCGATGTGTTCCCATCACTCGAGTCGTTGCTCGAGGCTGGTTACACAGATCAAGAGGACTCAGACATCTTGGCGGCGACACTACCGACGACTCGTATCGGGATCGTTGTCAACAACATCAAACACCTAAAGAAGCGTCAGGGCGATGAAACGTTTGGTGGACTACAGATACGCCGAAACGAGCGTCTCAACACCAAGTGATTACTGGGGTTTGACAAGATACTTGACATGACCGTTTGACGGTCACTAGTATTTAGTCATCGAGCGAAGCACAGTACCTCGATGAAAGTGAGTAGTGAGATGGAAGCAGTTACCAAGGCAGTTGAGATCGACACCAAGATCGCCAAGACTTACGAGAAGGTGACGAGCGCACAGGCTCGTATCAAGAACGTGATGGTGTACGTACGTCACGCAGTCGGCGCATGGAAGTCATCCGACCTCAACGAATGTGTCGAGTTCTTGGCACGTCGTGAGTTGTCGATGAGCCCACGCAACCTCACCAAAGCCAACGAGTGGATCGATCGCGCACGTGAGGCATACGCCGACCTCGAGTCAGCACGTCAGGCCTTTGCTGAGGCTGACAACCAGTACGAAGGTTGGTCACGTTTCTTCCTCGTCCCCGGTGGCCACATCCACTCGTCGATGAGTTGCTCGTCGTGTAACAAGAACGGGTCGATGACCTCGTTTGCTTGGTTGCCCGAGTTGAGCGGTCTGACCGAGGCTGACGCCGTTGCTAAGCATGGGTCGGTTCTCTGCTCGGTTTGCTTCCCCACCGCCCCCGTAGCGTGGACGGTCAACAAGACCTCGAAGGCAGGTGTGTGATGAGTACGCCGGTCATCACCCCACCCTCGACCCCGACACCAGTCGTCGGCACCAAGCCGACCAGTGGTCACTCATGGATCAAGGTCGACGAGTGGAACGGTCTGGTCAAGGGTGACCCGCTCAAGGTCTCGGGTGAGCGTGGGTCGTGGACGTTTGTTTCGGCACACGAACTCAACGGTGAGATCATCGCGGTCAACGTACACGGTGGCACCAGTGGTCACACCTCGATGCGGTCGTTCTACCCACACCGTGTCACCCCGATCAAGGCCAAGCGTCAGCGAAAGGTACAGATCAAGGCCTAACCACACAACACCCAGACCAGTCGAGGCGTCTCTCACTGGTGCTACCCTTGAGGCAAGCACCCAGTGAGAGGCGTCTTGTCGTATGACCGCAACAGCATCGTGGACTCAGCAGTCAGGTCGGGTCGAGCCATACGTGTCAGTCCAAGAGGTCTTGTCGTCGGCCAGTGCCGCCGCTATCGACTTCTCAAACCTCATCGAAAACGGATCGGCGGCCGTACAGAACCGAGCCCTGTATGAGTTGATCGTCAGGGCGTCAGCGATGGCCGACCGATACACGATGGGTCAGTACGGCACCCTCAACGCGACCAGCAACACCGAGAACGGTCGGTACCGACCAAACCGTCTTGGTCAGATCGTGGTCAACCCACACTTCACCCCGATCATCGCGGTCACCGACTTCAAGTCTGGGTACGGTCCCGGTAACGGTCTGTGGGACATCGAGGTCACCGCCGACACCTGCTCGATCGAGCGTGAGCAGTTCATCATGACCTACACCTCGTCGATCGGTCTGATCTCGGGTCCCCTGACGATCAGTGGTGGGTACTGGGCACCCGACAAAGAGTTGTTCTGTCAGTGGACGTACATCAACGGTTACGCCAACTCGTTTACCTCGAGTCAGGTCACGGCAGGATCAACGACCATCACCCTCAACGACACCACTGGTGTGATCGCTGGGCAGAACTTGTTTATCTGGGACGGTGTCAACGATGAGTACGTCACCGTGTCGTCGATCTCGGGCAACACCCTGACCCTTGCCAACCCAGTCCTGTTTACTCACGGTACTGGTGTCAACGTGTCTGCCCTACCCGCCGATGTCAAACAAGCGGTGATCCACTTTGTCATCGGTCTGGTCAAGCAACGTGGTCAGGGTGGCATCGTGATCAGTGAGACGGGTGAGCCTGTGGCCACGACACCAAAGGCTCAGAACTCGATGGAGGACTTTCTGCTGGCCTATGACTTACTCCACCCGTTCCGTGTCGTTTGGTCTCGGTCGTGAGTCGTACCACCGTACGATCGGCCATCGCCTCGTACCTCGAGTCGGCCAACGTCACGTACTTGTCGACGGTCAAACCCTTTCCCGCCAAGTTCACACCCGAGATGGAGTTCTACGAGGGTGAGGATCCCGGTGTCCAGTCTGGTGCGATCGTGTATCTCTACATCGAGCGAGAGACAGAACACCGCATCGCTCTCGGTGGGGCTCACGGCGGTCAGAAGGTCGTCGAGTACGTGTTTCACCTCGACTGTTTCTTTCGGTCGACCAAGCGTAAGACCGAGGACGTGGGTGCCGACAACGAGACGTTTCTCGACTCACTGCTCTCGGCCATACGAGCGGATCGTAACGCTGGCAACCCGAGTGTGGTCTTTCAGTGGGGCGAGGGTGTCTTACCCGGATCGGCAGACCTCGAGGTCACGTCGTACTACCCACGAACGCTGAATGGCGCGGGCTCGACGACTCAGGTATTCTCAAGCGTACGGGTCTCGGTCGTCGAGATCCTCACCGCGTAGGAGTCACCATGCCACAGTTCACGTACACAGACTCAGAGGTACGGGTATACCCATACACGACCGTCAACGGTGAGGCACTGATCGCCACTCCCGGTGAGACCTACACCCTCGACGCCGACCCCGCCGATGGTCGATGGGTCGCCACTACGTCGACGCCAACACCTACGGTTGCCCCTCAGACGCCCCCAGTTGCCCCTCAGACGCCCGCAACGCCCGCCACCGACCCAACCACTACCAACTAAGGACAAGACATGGCACAGGCCTTTCTCACAGCCAACTCGTATCTCGGTCTCTCGAAAGAAGCGACTCGAGGCACAGTAGGGTCGACCGCCGTTTGGATCCCCGTCATGACCCCACAGGTCACGCCCAAGCAGAAGTTTCTGCGCGACGAGGCTCTACGTGGATCACCAGTCATGGTGTACGACCAAGTGGCCGCGACTCGAGCCGACGATGTCGAGTTCAAGTCGTACGTCTACGCCGACTCGATCGGTGTCTTGTTACAGTCACTGCTCGGATCAGACACCTCGACGACCTCGGGTTCTAACTACTCACACGCCATCAAGTTGCTCAACGCCGCCTCGAGCGGATCACAGCCAGCGTCGTATACCCTCATGGACTTTGACGGTGCTAACTCGTTTACGATCAACGGCGCACAGGCCGACTCGATGACTTTCTCGTTTGGTGCCGAGGTTGCGGCCGAGGCCACGACCAAGTTCATCGGCAACCCATACACGTCGGCCACGACACCAGCGACCCCGTTTACGTCGTACTCAAACACCACACTCCACCCGATCCCAGCGTGGGACACAACGGTGACCATCGGTGGTACGGCCTTTACCAACGTATCGTCGGGTGAGATCAAGATCGAGCGTAAGACTCAGTCGATCTTTACGATGAACGGTACTCAGGCACCGTACGTCAACTTCGCTGGTCCCCTCGAGGTCTCGGGCAAGATGACGTTGGTCGTCGCTACAACCGCCGACCCGTTCTCAACCGGATCATCTGGTTACGGTTTGACCCGTGACCCACTCGCCACCGTGATCACGTTGGTCGACCCCAACTCACCAGCAGGTGCGTATCAGGTCGGCTTTACGATGACTCAGACCCAGTACCAGAACGTCAAGCGCACACGTGGCAAGGAATACGTCGAACTCGAGGTCGAGTTCACCGCCAACGCCAACGCCACTGACGGTGGGTCTGCCTCGACGTACTCACCGATCGCCGCTACGGTGGTCAACGGTACGTCAGCCGCGTACTAACCAAACCAACTAAGGGGATAACCATGCCAGCAGTCAACCTGCCCAACGACCAGTCAGCGATCATCGCCTCACGATCAGAACTGAGTGAACGTCAGGTACGTGCCATCAGTCGATCGTTTATGGTCGCTGGTGCCACCGTCGTGTCGATGACCTCAAAGGGCTTTCGTGAGGACGACCCGTCGACGTGGGCGATCTGGAACGACTTGAGTGACGACGACATCAACAACGTCAACGCCTATCAGTCTGTGTTGATCCTCAACATGGTCAAGTCGTGGTCGATGGGTGACCTACCAAACGAGACGACCGTACAAGACATGCCGAGCAACGTGTTTCAAGCGTTGGCCGTTGCTTGTGCCGAGGAGTTCAACAGGGCACCCGACTTCACACCTGACGGGGTCACCGACCCAAAAGTGCCTACCGCCAACTGACCCGTCTCAAGGCACGACTCGAGGGTCGTGATGTCGACCTCGATCCTGAGATGACGATGATGTTTCGTGAGTACGCCTTTCGATCACGGTTTGGTGTGACACACGAGCAGTACCTCGACGAACCAAGCGAGGTCATTGACTGGTTGGTTAGCATAGACGCAACGGTGAAAGGTGTCGAACGTGGTTAGCATCAAGGCAGAGGTCAGAGATGTCGCCAAGTTGGCAGACTCGATCGAGTCGATGACCATGCGTCTTGATGCGGCCGCCGAAAAGATCGCTACCCAAGCGGGACTGATCGTTCAGCGTTACGCTCGCAAAGAGTTTCGTGGTGAGACCAGTGCCCCACCGACCCCACCTCGACCGACTCAACGTACGGGCAACCTACGTAACTCGATCACCGTGTCGGATCAGAAGCGGGTGTCGTTTGGTACGTGGTCTGCCAAAGTCGGCCCCACGATGATCTACGGTCGACGTGTCGAACTCGGGTACAAGGGCACCGGCAAGGGTCGGGGTCAACAAACAACACGAGCGTTCCCGTATCTCAGTCCCGGCTTTGACAAGTCACGCAACGACGTGATCGACATGTATC